GGGAGATGCACTGCCGAAGCAATGTGTCTCCCAGGAGCGTATCACTACGCTCCAAGAGTCTCACCACTTCTGTCCCCCTACGGGGGTACAGATGTGGCCAGAACGAAGCGGACGGTAATTAACCGTCTAGCTTCGAGCTTCAGACTCTCCCTCGGGCTGGAATTACTGGCCCGATCACCACCTCAGAGGGGTGAACTCCACCTAAGTTTTAGTGCTGACGACTTAGGACGTCCAGAACGTTCTAAGTGCTGCGCATTAACCTCAGGAGGACGAATCCTCGAGAGGCGATGGCGATCTCTCCAATCGGAGAGGTCAACATCGATGTCGGATGAGTGACAGGGGACTTGACCCCTTAACCAATCACTCGTGTCCAACTTGAGCAAACACTTAAGAAGGGCACCAGGCCCCCCTAGATGATCTCTAGGAGGTTTGGCCTCCACTACATAGCCTCTGACTAAGGGACTATGGAGACTTGGGTGAAGTCTCTCGGTTTGGTAACCAAGAAAAGACACCCTGCCCATCACCGAAGAATAAGGAGAAATCACAGGGAAATACTTTAGCATCCCCCCGATGACCTCGTCCAACCATCGACAGGTCTTCCAGTAACCACTCATATAGAGTTGGTTCCTTAGCGACACAATCGATTCTACTTCGGAAACGTCCTGAAGTGATGTCGGAAAAGCTTGCCGGACACGGACAATACTAACGTCCGCTCCATTAAAGAACTCCCGACCACAAGACTCCCTGAACCTTCCGGTCCAGAAAGACTTGTCCAGACCAACTCGAGCACCGAAATGTTCGAGCGTCTGTATCACTGATTGCACGTGGTCCACAGGAACGATTAGATCGTCCCCATAGACGCGCACCGAACCGACGTACCTTCGCAGGTCACGTCGGGAAAGTGGCTGGTTGAGCGACCGCTGGATCCCTAAGAAGATCAATGTCGTAAAGACCATCGCTTCCACGGGGAAGCAGAGTGCTGAACCCATAGACGCATACTTCGACAGCCGTATAACACGGCCATCTGGTAAGACAGCCCGACGCGAACGAGTTGCATCCACAGCCTGAGACAAACTAGGCCATGGACGTAACATAGCACGCACGAGCTGATTGTTGACCCTATCGGAAGCATCACTCAAATCGAGTGTTGCAGTTCGCTGATCAAGCGAACCTTGTCGCGCTAGGTCCTGATTAGGGACTTGGTCGTCAAATCCGATAAATTCTGGGAGGAGTCTATCTCTCCCAAAATGCTCGAGGAAACACCTCAGAACCCCTTGCTGCATATATTGTATGCAGGTGGGTTCCATGGCAATAACTCGAGGAGTCTTCAACGTCTTAGGAACCAAAGTAACCTTGACAGGTACTTCGGCACCAGGTTCGAGGAAGTCCACTTCATCCAACTGGTCATAAAAACTCCAGTTGGGTAGAAGGCTCTCACCGGCAGGGAAAACCGGTTCGAGACGATTGGTCCAAACTGTCTGACGAAACTTTCTGTTACCAGAAAGGCCGTCGGCAGTAGATCCAGGACCATGCTTAGGGACAATGCGCTGGTGATAGATATCACTATCCATCGCCGTGTACACATCCCGAAAAAGCAGGTTCGATAGGTTAGTAAACTCCTCGATATCCCTATGAGAGAGTTGACTATCGCTCCATCGTACTTCCTGCTCACACTTGACATAGTTCTGAATCGCCTTACGCTTCCGGGTATCACTACACGGAAGCTCCATCTTGCCAAACATCAGCGTTAGCTGACGCAAGGCTTGAATCGAGGCGACACAGGGCTCATCAAGCAACGAGCCACTAGACCGATCGAACACACGGTTGAGGAAACCCCCTAAGAAAGCGGGGAGCCCTCTTCCACGTTCCTTACGGAACGCGGAATAGATGCCGACCTGACCACAGTCTAACCATTTTTGGATGGCTTTTCCGTAGTCGGGTAGGGTTATCGTAAGAAACGACAACCCCTCATGTTCGATACGATCCGCGACGGTATTAATGTCGCGGATGGCGCATGTGCTGCACAAGCTCGCGCTTTCCAACGCGAGCTGGGACCAGAGTGACATCAGGCTTTTCATCGGCCCTGCTTTACTAGGGGGTTACCGAATCCATAGCCCATGTCATTCGCAAACACCCTTGCGGGTGTGTACCACTGAGTGATGCAATGAAGCACCAGCCACGCACAGTGCCCAGGGCGACCCCTTCCGCATTACTAGCGGAGAAAAGGAATCACGTCCGAGTTAACTGTAGCGTCAACGACTTTGTGGAAAACATCGAACAGAACGAACACCAGGACCAGCGTTTTATAGCTGATCCTAAGTGAGACGTTTAGTTCATTGAATTCCACGTCGTCACGGCGAGGCCACCGAGGCATAGCAGTACGCTTTGGTGGAGCGGATTACTCCGCACCCCCGGGCGCACCACGGCCCAGGTGGTCCTCCTCACTACGACTCACCACCAAGAAGCTTGGTGATGACCGCATTCGAAGTCGCAGTGCACCAGGTGTTGAAACCTGAGAACACAGCGAGTGCTTCCGGATCCGTATAACCCGCCGGAGGAAGGTCAAAGACGGTATACACCGACATATTGACCTTCATATTTTCCGACGTGTCAAACGGATTTGCCGTAAGTTTCGAATGGTCGATCCTCAGCAAGTGGCGTTCCCTCCCCTGTTTGACAAGGGTATGGTTCGCCGACACGCTGACAAGGCCGTCGGACGACGAATACCGCGCTTCCTTCCCTTGCCCATAAGTTCTGGGCATGGAAATCGGCACGGCACTAATCGTAACGACGACAGGATCGGCAAATGACATAGGCATCACTCCTAGGGCCCAGGTCTTGGACCCCATTGGCGTTTGACACAGAACATACATCTCTTGCTACAACCGGGACATCCCGAGAGCAGCAAGAATGGCCTTCTGTCTACCTGTGAAAGCAGACAGGTTTAAGCCGAACCCAAAGGGAGTTGCCGGACGTCGTACCTTAGCCTCTGAGACGAGGACAAGGGTGTCCGGACGTTGAGGATATCTGGCCAGGAGGCCAGTCTCTCCAACGAAGGTAAGTGTATCACGGACAATCGAATGCTCCATGATATACCCATACTTCAACACCAAACCGTCGGTGGACCAGTCCGTGAGATTATGAATTACATCTCCCGTACTAGAAAACCAATCAACGGCCCAGCTCCAGGGCATAACGTTCCACAGAACCTCTGGTGTCAGGTCTAACCCTAGCACATGACGTGCTTGGTCAGCCAACGCTGCCACCCCACTCCGAGCTTGATAGTCTCGGGGGAGGTGATAAGTGAA